TAACCCTTCGCGAAGTATTTCAGTTAATTCTTCTTTAATAACATCACGTACGGCTATTTTAAGTGCTTTAATTAATGTTTTTGAATCCATATGATAACTTTATTAATAAATATGAATAAATGTAAATTTGATTAGATTTCTATGCCAGTTCCCCAACCTGCTGCGGTTTTAGGACCATATATTACTTGATTCCGCGTATCTATATAGTAATCATCAATATCTCCTATGTCTACAGTAGGAGCTTTTGAATTTGATAAAACTTTACTAGGAGCTTCTTTAAGATTTTGTAAAACATTGAGTTGTTGTTCTATTAAATCTTGTATGAGTTGAATTCGAGTTTGAATGTCATCATCAGAAACATTTAATTCCGTATAAAATCTGGTTGGCGCAATATCATCATAATTTAATCCGTTTAATTCGGCAGCAATTTCTGCAGTAACATCTAATGCTTCAGAATTACAAATAGATGACAATTTATCGATTCCATTGGCCAATGTTTTATTAATCATATCTAATCGAGTATTAATAGAATCAATTAATCCTTGCAATGAACTTGTAGATGATTTTGCATTTGTACCTAAATTATCAAATGTATTGATTAATTCAGTTACAGGCCCTGTTGGCACGCCCGGAACGGATGGAATGGCCAATTGAATTGTTTTCAATGCTTGTGCAATACCAGATACAGTTGTTATAACTGGTACTATATTATTAATTGAGTTAAGACCTTGTTTGATTGTATTAATTTGTTGTAAAATTTTTTCTAAATCTGTTTTTAATTGTTTTATCTTAGGATCGGAACAACGCGTTTTAGAATTAAGTTGCATAATTCTATTTGTAAAATCAGATACAAATTTCGAAAGTTGTTCAGTTTGTTTCATTAACAACGGAATTATTCGTTGTATTAACTTTGCCGGTATAGTTGCTCCAATTGCCATTAGTTTTTATATTTATCAACCATTACGTTGTAGTTTTTTATTTGTTTTAATAAAAGTCCAGCGTCTTGCAAATTCTTGTATACAGGCGTTGATATCTTGCCTCCTGCATCTACAAAACCTATTTGTATAGTGTCAATTATTTTTTGTAAAAGTTCAACAACTGCTTCGGTATGAAGTAAAGGTTCTTTATCTGTTGATGTCCCTAAATATATTTTAGGTGAATTTATTTCAATACCGGTTTGCGAATCTAAGATTACATGATCCGTTTTTGCACGTAAAGTAATTCTATCAGCAGTAGCAATAATTTGCGGATAATCAAATTCAGATTCAGATATACCTTGATACAATGTATTGTTTAATTTAAACGATGGTATACGTTGTCTGCTAGTTAAATATATTGATGCTGGGTCTTCTTGTATGTTTTCAACTACAAATCGTTTACTAGGTAAATTGCGTTGTCCGTTTGAAATAATAATTATCGGATCTACGTCATTATTACCTTGCCAAGTTGGCTGAACTAACGAAGATACATTTTTAACGGTACTACCTAATCGTATTGTATTTCCCCAACGACCTTGATAAATAACATCACCTTCATATGGCTGTAATGGAGATACAGATGCAGTTGTAAATGCAACTCCTGCCTTAATAGATTCAGCATCTGATTCGGTTATAACTTCACGATATGATATTCCGGGAACTAAATTTGCATTTATATTTGATTGTATTGCATACGGTTTAAGATAATACCATTGTATACCAGTATTAGTTAATGTAGTTTCTTGATTGTATGCTCTAAATATTAATACATGCTCGCCAATTAATGGAATTTGTAAATCATTGATGTTTGCCGGTCGCGCCGTACGAATATCTCGTTTTTTTGTGTATCGATTAACTGTTTGAACTTGTATAGAAAAAAGCTGATCTGAATTGCCTATTTGCGTTGGATTGGATTCAATGTATTGCAACGTACCATTGATTCCAATAACTTCAGCCAATTCAAATTTAATTTCATCAGTCATTTGATAACTTTTGTTTTGCTTGATCTATTTTGTTTTGCAAGGCTTTTTCTTGCAGATCCATGTTACGCAAATCTTCAATTTCATCAGTTAATTCTGTTTCAAGTGTAGTTTCTGCCATGCGAATTAATTGCATTTTTTCTTCATCACTTAGCAACGAATCAGCGCCTGCAATAGTTTGTTTGGTTGAGATGTAACGTTGGACGATTGCAGTTAATTTGACTAAATGATCATCATTTTTAACTGCAACATCAAGATATTCTTTGATTAAAGGTACAATGATTGTAGCATCAGATGCATTGCGTATCAATGGCTGCAACTGAGCAATCAATTGAGAAATTTGTCGGTCTTTCTTTTTGCTGTTATGATACACATCAGACATCAAGTCTGCAAAAGTAGTACCTTTAAATAATTCTTCGTTTTTATCCATTTTTCAAACATTTATATAAATATAAATATCAAAATGGCAAATTTATGAAGTCTGATTGTTCGTATTCTTTAAATTTGGTTTCGTAGATTTGCTTAAGGGTTTTGATAACACGCGTAATATTCGTTGTTTCTAACCCCGTACGTTCTCGGATAAAAATATACAAAGCTTTTTTATTGAAGTCTTCTATGTTTTCTCGTGTTTCAAAAATATGAAGAATTGAATCTGCAACATGTATATCTGCTGCACTATTAAAAATGTAATTCAAATTTTCATAACAATATGTAATATATGCATCCATGAAATAATGAAGAGTTTCACGCATTTCAGAATTATGAATTTCAGTCATAATGTTGCGTTGTTCATCAATATCCAATGTTTGTGTATCTTGTTTTAGTTTAGCATATCCTTTTTGATTTTCTGCAATTAGGTAATTGAAAGAAGTTCTAGTATAATAAGAATATGCTTTTCCGGCATTTGGATTAAATTTATCTAATCGAGCCGTTAAGAATGTAACTAAATCGGTTTGTAGGTCATGAAATGAAGAATCAATGTAATCAGGTTTCATTTTGTTGATTAGATTTTCAGCTAATTTCATAAACGCCGGATAAATAAATCGTCTATAGATTTTTTCTCGACGCACCATGCTATCTGTTTTGTTGTAACCTATAATAGCAAGTTCTGTTATTTTTGTAAAATAAACATTACTTTTCTTCTTCGCTCTCTTCGCCATCAAATTCCGATTTAAGATTTTTAATTACTTCTTTTAATAAAGAAAATGTTGTTCCTGCTTCATCATCTTTTTCAAATGCGCCGATGCGGTCTATTTCTTGCATTTTAGTATATGCTTCTAAAATTTTAGAATACATATATGCATTCGTTTCTTCAACTGAAGCATGATAATCTTCACTGTCGACTACTAAACCGGCTAATACATATGCTCGATGAGCAAAGTATATAAATGCTGCTAAAAATGCTAAGGTTGTTATTGATAAAAATATTGTCATTATTGAAATGCTTTAAATATGTCGTTTAATGATTGTTGTACATCTGGATTATTTTCTGCTAGATTTTTTAATCCATTGCTTTTTTGTGTTTTGCTTTTTTCTGCAACTGGAGCCGGAGATGTTGTTTTGCCATTTCTCCAACGTTCATATTCAATTTGAGCTGCCATATGATCTGCATGATGCAAAACGATAGGTAGATTTGTTTTCAATTTGGCTTGTGCTGATCTAGCAATGTAATATGGTTTATTTGCATCATCATACATTCCATCATGAATTTTGATTGCTTGGTATTCATTCCAAGACATTTTAACATCATATTCTTGTAGCAACCAAATTGAAAGATCAGGTACCATGGTAAATGGAATGTTTTCGTTGTGACGATACATCTTGTTTTGATTTTTTCGATGCCAATCCGATGTTTCAACTTGATAAACTTCATTACCCTCGCCTGGAAATCCTACTTTACCTAAATCATGATGCATTGCGGCAAACATTAATTCTTCCATGGTATAGCCTGACATATCTGCACCAGATGATTGCCATGTTGCATACAAGTTTCTAGTACATTCCATTACACGGAGTACGTGGTCTACATATCCTCCGGCAAATGCATTATGAAAATGAGCAATGGATGATGCCGGCATCATAACAATGCGATCTTCTAAATCATCGTACATTGCATGAAGTTTGCCATTACGGCTAGGAAAGAATGTGTCAATTT